TCTCGAATGAACTTTTTCGCATACCTTTCAAAATCAAGTGCAACATCACCATCCTGTGTCGGCATTTCACACCCAACACGATGGATGACAGCACGTACCTTGTTCACGTCTGCCCGCCTGTCATAGTGAACACAAGGGAACAGGGGTTTACCATCGTGCGCAAGTAATACTGATGAGTGATACACTGCTTCAACTGCGCACGGTTGGCTACGACCTGGGTCCCGAACCTTGATCTTCAAAAATGTTGATGGGGGATTAATTTTCTTTATTTTCAAATCCGTTACCCTTAACCCGATCAGACACCACGGTCGTATGGTGTCCCGGGTCAGTGGTTTAACGGTTTGAAAACAGAAAACACACCCTGGTCACGCAGCGATTGCGTCATATAGATGTCACTTGCCATCATCGCTGAAAGCACTGCAAACTGTGGTGTGTTATCAAAGTTGGCGGATGCATCGTAATTGATCGATGCGGCTCGTTGCATCCGAACGAAACCAACCTTCAAATCCTCATCCTTCAACTCATAGGCTCGGGGCTTGGAGTCGAACGCAACCCTGCATGGCACATCACGCATCAACTCTGACGCACCATTGCGAAATACGAAAGAAAACGGACCTATGTGGCGTACAATCTGCCACGAGACGTCAAATAGCGTTTCAAACGCTTGTGCATCCGTATTTTGGTCTTTAATCTGTCGTCGATCGTCCAGAATATTGACCAACCTTGGGTTGTTGAGTTCGACCAGGTGTTCGTCGTAAACACCCCAACTGGATAAACCATCTGCAAGAGAGTGAAGCACCCTCCCAGACAAAACAACACCCACAACACCAATGTAGGCCATCTGATATGACGCGCTTCGTGCGCGCTCAAACAGATATGTTGCTGTCTTACTCAATGCACGTCGACCTACCGAATAGGCATACTCTGCCCAGGTGACGTCACGCAGACGGTCGATGAACTCTCGTTCTTCTTGATCCGATTTTATACGCTCGAATGTCGCTTGTGTAATTCCAGCAAAAGCTCCAGTGACATCATCAATTATGGGCACAGCCGGCTTGCGCATCTCTTGCGCCGCATAGGCTTCAGAGCCCAAATAACAGGCACGAACATCCTCTGTTTCACGAAACTCGGGCTCAATTTCAGTGTCACTAGAACTTTCTTCTTGTGGCTTCAACATGTGTTTAAATCGCTCAGCATTCTCAGCTACTGCAGCTGTCCGTTCAACAGCTATCTTAACCACCTGCTGCGCGACCATCAACATTGACCGTGTGGTATTCACAAGTGTTCCCACCCACCAAGATAAGCGCGGACACTTCACGGGCAACGGCAATTCGAACGTATCGACGTCAACAGAAGGAAACACCTCAGTGTGCGACAGCACACATGTCGCTTGTGCTATCCTGCTCTTCCAGTAGAATTTCTTACTGTCATAGGCACGCACACCATCCGCAGTCATTCGATCTTTTAAAGTTTGCGGGGCCTTCTTCTCCTCTTCCCGAACTTCTTTCACAGCATCCACAGCACCTTGAGCATCTTGAACCTGTGCAACCAAGTTCTGAACGACTGCGTCTACAACGCGTTTCTTCTTCTGTTTAGGTTCCTTATTCTGCTCCTTGCTCTTAGCAGGTCCAGGATTCTTTTCAATAGTTTGCAACCTTGCCAAGATTGCATTGAATAGAACCCCTTCAGTGTCAGGAACCCGCACAACCACGCTCCCAGTCGGCTGAAATTCTGCCCAAACATGGGCACCGACTGAACCCGCCACATCAACCAGGAGATCAATCTGCCGCCATTGGTCATCCTGGCATAGAGCGTAGAAGTTCCCCAGCTGATGTTGGACCATGGCATGGTTGATATGGAAGGCATCAAGAACTTGCCCGAAATAAGGTCCAGGATTCGGTTCGATGGTCCTCAATCGGTCGTAAATAATACGCAATGTGTGCCTCCCATCAACATAACGCAACTCAACTGGGTCTGCAAGCCATAGTTGCGGCCCCATTTCTTCAGGGTTACCGTAACGGCGCTCCTCAGTGAATGCGATCACCACAGTCTCAAACCCGTCATCACGCACGATGTCCCACTGCTCCAAAAAGAAGGACATATCGTTTGAGTGACCAGACGCCTCCACATCATTGCGGAACTCATCTG